AAGCGTCGCAACTCCAGCATAAGTAAAGCTTGGGTGATCTGTTCACTTGAGCAATGGATAGAGGAGAAGCAATGATAGATAGTCCACCTGAATATCAATTAACGTGTAACTGTGGTATGAAAATTTCAGGAACTAATGAGAATGGTCTTGTTAGTTTAATGAAAAGACATCTTGAGTCTGGAAAGTTTCATACAGCTTGGATGCACTTTCACAATGTAAAAGACGACCAACCAACCGAGCTAATAAAGATACTTAGTGAGGCAAAACATATGACAAAAGGACTATAGATGGCGGTAGCCATTAGATCCCTTGGTCGTAAACGGCGTACCGCACAGCGTGGTAAACCGATGAGTCAATCCCAGAGATGGGGAAAGGTAGTAACGATAATGCCAGTACCAGAAGGAGTAATCAGTACATCAACAGGTCCAGTGGACCCAGCTGTTGAAGAAGTAGTAGAGTTAGTAGAAGAAGAACTACCCAAGGTAGAAGCAGATGATATGTAACGCTTGCCAATACAAGATGCACCGACAATGTAAAGGATGCCCGTGTCAACATCAGACTGGTCCAGGTCACGTAAATCCAAAGGCTTTAAGGGGGACGTTGACGCTAACTCCATCCCAATCGGACCCATTGTCACCTACTTCGGAGGCGAAGTCAGGGATGGAAAGTCAGCATCGGTAAGGTGCTGTCTTCACGCTGACACTCGCAGGTCAGCTGTCATTAACACGTACGATAACTTGTACTACTGCCACACCTGTGGCAAGGGGGGCAATGCGGCTAACCTTGTCTGCATACTAGAGAACTTGGAGTTTAAGGATGGCCTCAAACGCGCAATCGAAATTGCTGCTGGAAGCGGCGCAACGGTACGCTCAGGAAATAAGTCCGGAGGCAATCGTCGCGCTACTAGAACGTGGGATCTCTGAAGAGGTAGCAGCTAGGTTCCAGCTTGGTACTATCACCGACCCTATCAACGGTCACGAGATGTACGAGGGATGGATTTCTATTCCATACATCACTGCTATGGGTCACTGCGTAGGCTTTAAGTTCCGTAGGTTAGATGATGGTAAGCCTAAGTATGGTAGCCCAGTAGGGCAGAAGGCACACCTATACAACGTCACCGACATACTACTTGCCAGTCCTTATGCTGTGGTCTGTGAAGGTGAGCTAGATACAGTCATTACAAGTGGTGTACTAGGTATCCCAGCTGTTGGTGTACCTGGCGTACAGGCTTGGAAGCCACACTTCAGTAAGCTATTCAACGGTTACGACACGGTGTATATAGTAGGAGATAACGACATTAAAGAGGATGGTTCCAACCCAGGTGCTGAGTTTGCTAAGCGCGTGGCGTCCGAGATAATGAACTCATCTATTGTTACACTACCACCAGGGTTAGACATCAACGATTACTACTTAGCACACGGTGCAGATGCAACACGCACGTTGCTGGTAGGTGAGAGAGAATGAGAGAAGACGAATGGCTGAATATCATAACGCTACTCCACGAGGTTGGGTTCCAGATCATCCAACAGGACAGAGCGCAACAGTTAATAACCGTACGCCCGATACAGGTAAGGTGAATCAGTTTGCAGCAGATATGTGGGAAGTCTTCGACTCAGCGGGTAACTTACTCCTTAGTAAGCACAAAGATTACGGTCCGACGAACATCAGTAAGTCGCCAGGTGGTCCACTCAACGGACTGCGCGTGCGTATGTGGGACAAGACAGCAAGACTCAACCACCTCATTGACTCAGGTGCAACACCGGAGAACGAAAGCTTACGCGATTCCTTCATAGACTTGTTGAACTACTCAGCTATTGCGCTGATGGTACTCGACGGTAAGTGGCCTAATGACTGAGGTTCATCCCGTCATCTATGACTTGGCACCTAGCGTTGCGCGTAGCATATTCAATAGGTATGGCAAGTGGGTAGATCGTGATGACATTAAACAAGAGTGCATAGTCTGGGCTATGAACAGAACAGCTTGGGTTAATGAACAACTGAATGAACCTGATACTGAGAAGCGTAAGCATAACGAACAGAAGTTAGCGTGGCAGATGGCTCGTCACGCTGAACGCTATGCTCGTAGGGAGAAGGCAGTACGCTCTGGCTATCAGCCAGGTGATGAGGCCTTCTATCAGATAGCTACCCTTGCTACTCTATTACCTTTTGTTATTGCATCAGTACTAGATGGTACAGTCCTTGAGCCAGCACAAGAGATGATATTAGATGGCCAACCTAAAGGTTCATCTAGTCCAGCTGAAGGTGGCGCACTCATTGCTACCTTGATGGATATAAAGATTAAGTTTACTGAGTTAGATGCAGAAGATAGACAGGTACTTACGCTGCGCTATCACGAACAGATGACACTAGCTCAGATAGGTGCAGTCCTTGAGTGTCACGCTACCACTGCAGATCGTAGATGCGACCACGCATTGCGTGAGCTAAACAATCTCCTCGGTGGACGGAGTCCATACCAATAATGAAGGAACAAGACTTGTTCGACAAGCTAAGGGAATCTCTATACCCTGACCTTGAGAAAGCACCAGGTATCTACGATGCCTTCGACTGTATCAGTGCTAAGGCTGGTCACTACATCGAACTTAAATGTCGCTATACCCATTATGATACGCTACTTATAGAAGAGATGAAGTATAAGAAGCTCATCACTCAGTCAGCTGAGCGTGACCTTATCCCTTACTATATCAACAGCACACCGCAGGGTATCTACTCCTTTGATCTAATGGATGTACCTGAACCTGTGTGGGTAACACACCGTATGCCTGCCACCTCAGAGTTTTCTAATCGTATGAAAGTAAATAAGTTAGTAGGTTATCTGAGCATAAGCGAGGCGGTCAAGTTATGATATACGAGTACGAGTGTCCAGGGTGTGGCGATGTGCGCCAGATCGAACGCAAGATGAGTGACCCTGAGCAGACTATCATCTGCACCCAGTGTTGCAATGAGTTCAGACGCAAGTGGTCATCACCTGCGGTGGTCTTCAATGGGCCTGGCTTTTATAGCACGGACAATCCTAAGTGACAGACTATCCTAATTGGTTTCTTCAATCAGCTTGGTATAACTTCAAGCCATTACTCGAAGAGTTTACAGGTAAACCTAACTTACGCTTCTTACAACTAGGTGCATACACTGGCGATGCCTCAGTGTGGCTATGCGATAACATTATTACTGGAGATAACTCCTACCTTCACGATGTAGATACGTGGCAAGGTAGCGATGAGATAGATCATAAGAGTATGGACTTCGATGATGTGTATGAAACTTATAAGCGTAAGATAGAACCATACTTTGATAAAGTATTACACTTTCGCAAGACTACTATGGATTACTTAACTCATCCTCGCGTTACTAACTTTGAGTTTATATATGTAGATGCAGACCACACCACCGTAGGTGTGCTGCTCGATGCTGAGTTGAGCTGGCCTCACCTTGAATCAGGTGGCATTATGGCATTCGATGATTACACTTGGGGTCACGAGTCAGGTGATCCTCGCCTTGCACCGCAGGTAGGTATTGACCTCTTCCTCCACCGCCATCAGGGTGAGTACGAATTACTAGCTAAGAACACTCAGGTGTGGATACGCAAGAAATGAAAAACCCCGCCAGCGAAAGAGGATAACTCTGGCAGGGTCGTTCACTTAGGAGGGCAATGCCCTCAAACTATATCAGGGATATAGCAACGTGGCAAGGATCGCCACCGTCATCCCACTCTTCGCGTTCTTCCTCACTCATATACTCATAGTTACCTTCGTGAGTCATACAATAAGGCTTGGAGATCCAGCCAGCTTTCACTCCTATCAGTAGCCAGTATCTAAACATCAGTACCACCCTCTAGCATTACTGTGTCGTAAAGCACGGCACGCAGATTTTCGGTAGCGAGCATCAAGGTAGCGTAGGCCGTGAAGGATTTGCAGTTCAGGCTCTCGACTTCTCTCTCTAAGGAGTTGAGCAATTCCATAAGCTGAACTTCCTTGCTGGTTCTTGGCCAGGTGGTCAAACCTGCTTTCACGGGTCCATAGGGTGATAAGGCACGCAACTTCCTTTCCCGAATATCCGAGAGCACGACTATATTTTCTTGCGATTCTTCGATTCTCATTCTTCTCCTCCATAGTAGCTTTGGTTCTCTCCGCTATCACTGGGATCAACTGCTCCCTCGGTGGCGTCTTTGTATGATTGAATGGAGAGAGCACCAGCGGTACTCCCAGTAATATCAAGCCAACGCTTGCCAGTTTTCTCATCGCTCTCCTTCTCCCTCTCCAGTAAATAGAGATACTCTTCCAGGTGAGCCTTGGCTAACTTAGCCAGCGCCCTATCCCGGACTCTCCGATAGTTGCGTTGCGATACAAGTTGGCGCTTTGCCAGCTCAATCCTCTTCTCGATCTCGTTCATCTAAACTCCAGTCATATAGTAGGAAGGCTATCAGCCCTGCCAGTATTATCCAAGCCATTACCAGGCCGACTTCTTGTACGGGTTATCCCCGTTGGTGTGTCTAAGTATCGTGTTGCACCCTTCGCAGTAATGGCAGTTGGTGCAGGCAGTCTGATCATCAGCAATACACTCCATATTGGAGCAATACTCTCGCTTACGCGTATCATCTAGGCAGTTGATACAAGGCTTCACCCCGTCCACCCTGCCCTCACCGCACCGATTAGCTTGGTTATATCTATCTGCTGCCCGATAATATGAGCGTCATCTTCCCTGCTCTCCCATAGGGTGACGATTAGGCGTGAGCCAGGTGGCGCTTTGCGCCATTCTTCCACCACTTGCCACTCTTGGCCACCACTCCATAGATCCTCTCCCTCGTGCGTTACTTGATAGAAGTTTACGCTACTCATCGTCCTCGCCCTCTCCCTCTTGGCAATCAGCGCAAAATGGAATGTTGTTTGCACATATCTTGCACTCTCCCTCTTCTGTGTTAAATATGCGCGATAGCGCACTATTAGCCTTCTCCAGCGTGGCGATAGCTTCCGCTAACTCTTGATCCATAACTTCTTTCATACTCATAGCTCTCCCTCTTTCCCGTAGTTTGGTTGCGCTGGCGCACACGCCACGCAATATGGTTTGGTATCTCCCTCAAGCTCCCCCGTAGGGGTAGCCCAAAGAATATCGTCACTCTCATAATCATTCAAGCACTTAGCGCAGGTTGTCATAATCTATCCTCGCAGTCTCTATTCATAGTGTCTCCACAACTAGGGCAAACTAGGCGATAGCACTCCACCTCGTGGCCTTCGATATCGCAGTCTTTCCACTCCCACTCTTCTCTATCTACACAATTACTCATAGCTTGCACCCGCACTCGCTAATAATCGTTAGATGATCCCCGCAGATAGGCGTGTTATCCCACTCGCAACACGCACCGCAAAATTGGTTGGCACACTTAGCGCAGCCGTCACCCTCTTTCACTATCGTATCGTCGCATTGCTTACACTTAATCAATTTATATCCCCCTCTACCTTAGCCCCGCAAGAGTCGCAAGTAGCTAACATAAGTCTAACTACCCCTCTCTCTTCCTCTCCATATACCGTACATATATCGTGTTCGCACTTAATCATTACTCTCCCTCTCTCTAATCTGCCCTAATTGGCTAGGTGCAGAATACCCTACTCTCCCCTATATTGGAAGAGAGTAGGATATTACGCCACTAGATCTGATTACTTAACGCGCATAGGCATAAGCAAGGCTACCCATTCAATTTTATCGTGAGGAATTTTAACGCGGATAGGCTTAGCTTCACCGGTGAATTCCATAATTAGGTGGCCACCCTTATGCGAACAAGGTACTTTTGCAAAGTCTGCCATATAGGTAGCGTTAAAAGAGATAGCCGGTACTGGCAGACTCTCTCCCCCTAGTAGGTGTTCATAAGGTGGGAAAGTATCGCCGCCTAGGTACACGCTTAAGCTAGTGCCACCGATAGCTACACTTAGGCTATCTCCCGCACGCGTTAAGGTAATATCTTTCGCTACCTTATTAGCCTTTATAGTGGTGAGGATATTCTTAACTTCACTAGCGCGGATCTGCAGCTCGCTTAGCTCACTCTCTCCCCCTACCGTAGTCTCACCTACGATTAATCGGTACCTATCGCTGGCCTTTACTTTAACCTTGCCACCTTCCGCGCTTAGATAGATACTACCTAGGCGGGATATAGCGTCTTTACCCTTATCCATAGCTACACTAGCGCCGGTAAGTAATTCCATTAGGTCATTAGCGCCTATGGTGAGCGTGTCTAGCTTAGTCTCTTGAATTGTAGTCATATTCTCCTCTTTCATATGTCCGGCTAGTTACCGGCCACCGGCCACCGATTACCCGGTGGCCGATAGTCTCGCAACTAGATTAGAAGTAGTCTGCCAGGGTATCTAAGACTTCTGCATAGGTGAAGTCTCCCTCCCCGTATGACCTAACTACCCTCATTAGGTCACTCTCCTCCTTAATCGTCTCCACTAGTAGCCCGGGATCTATCTCAAGCTCACCGGCTAGGCATAGAATTAGGTTGGTGGCGCTCATAGGCTTAGATATTGTGTTCATATTTTATTCTCCCTTATTGGTAAAGTGTAGATATAGAAAAGCAATTACTAGTGGCAAGAGTATGAAGAGATACCCGAAAGTAGAGTCACTCATTAGATCCACTCTCCAACTCTTCCGCTATATCGGTTAGCACTAATTCCACTAAGTCGCTGTAATACATATAAAGATCTAAGCTCATTAGGCCGATAATAGTAATCTCCCCCATATGGCCTAATTCTGCCCCGCCGCGGTCATCATAATCGCCGGGCATATCTTGCCATTCTTGAATTATATGGTTGTTATAAATAGGTAAATATCCATCTACCCATTCCCCGCTATTGTCGCGGATACTTTCAAGCTCAACACCTTTTGCTATCTCTTGCTTGATCTCTTCCATAATCTCATCATATGTAGTCATTAGATTACCCTTTCATTAAGCTAGTGGCCTATCCACTAAGAGGAATATATACCCTTATCTCCCCTATATTCAAGACGGTATCAAGCTTATTATGGTAACGATTAGGTAACGATATCGCGAACTATTCTGCCCCTGGATATTGCAGGGATCGCGGGCCGATAGGCCGGGAGATAGGTAGCTCATCACCTTAGCCGGGCCGGGTATCGGTAGCCGGTTAGGTAGGCGGTTACTTAATTAAGAGAGAGTAAGAGAGAGAGAGTCTGCCCCGCCGATAGGGTAGTCGGCCCCACCGTAATTTACAGAATACTTATCCACAACCCCGCAAAGTTATCCACAAAGATATCCACAGGCTGTGGAAAACCCGACCCCAGGTAG